GAAGCATTTCTCGAAGTAGTACAGAACTATTACCGAGATGATCTGTGGGTGGCTCGGTGTGCCATTTTCCACTCCGTTGTGCACTCTTCTGTAATTGCAAGTGATTTCCTTTTTGTTAAGGAAGTTGGGATACCATCTGGGATAGTTGCAACGGAAATCACAAATACAATCGAGAATTTGTATCTTATCACTGTCGCGTACCAGATTAGCCGGTTTGCTGCAGGGGGTCTTGCAGATTTAGGCGACTTTGATAAGAATGTGAAAATGCTCGCCTATGGAGATGATGTGATTCTCGGGGTAAACTCTGGAGTGCTTGATTGGTTTAACCGAGAGACGGTGAAGGAGACAATGCAGTGCATTGGGATGACTGTCACAGCTGCGAATAAGGAGGCAAAAATTATTCCATTTGAAGATGTGACAACACTGAGTTTCCTGAAGTCTGAATTCATTCAGAGAGAGGGTTATGTTGCTTGCCCTTTACCAATCAAGGTTATCCACCGTGAATTAATCTGGGGGAAGAAAATAAACCAGGGAAACGCCACTATCATGGAGCAGAAGATAGATATGGCAATGCAGATGATGGCCCACCATGGTAAAGCGGCTGTTGAAGAACTCCGCAGACAGTTAGCTGATCAGGGCGTGAGAACTGATTTCAACTTTGAACTTTGGGAATGGCGGATTCGCGATAAACAAGAAGTAGCTCAAGTGGAAGGTATTAAAAAAGAGACGAACACCGATGAGTTCTATATAAATGCGAATGATTGGATCATGGAGGCTCTTGGCCTAGTTGGAGATTGGGAAGAGCAGGACCCTCTAGAAAGTATGGAACGGGACTGTGGAATAATTGAAGAAATTGAAGCAGTATACCAGGGACCTCTGGAGTGGGTGGTTTTTGAAAATTGGGTGATTGAAGAAAACCTTAACACCAATGCCAAGGAATGGCAAGGGATTCGGGATACCAGCACTCGAATCACAAGACGGCATAACAGAGCTTGTAATGAGCTAGTCGTCGAAGGCTACTACCGTAGTAGTTGGCTTTCGGAATCAATAGTCGGCATGTTATTATCAGGCCGACTCCCAAG